ATGAGATTAAAGAGTTCTTTACTACTTCGATTGAGCCTGAAACTCAGCGCTTGTTGTCAGAGGATTACCACTTTTGCCGTATTTGGAGGCAAATTGGCGGTAAGGTTTATGCTGCTCCCTGGTGTGACCTCGCTCATATAGGTACTTACGCTTTTGAAGGTAAATTGATTCCTGCTGGTTAATGTTGCATTGCAACAATTTAATTTTGTTTGGGGAGGAGAAGCCCCATTCATTCCTAGTACCCAGTGCATCATAGTTTTATGTTTACCCAGATACGCTCATGTAGCCAATACAGGGCTATCTTGGTAAAAAGCTCTACAAAAGCAATTGAAAAGGCAAGATTGGCATGACCAGTAATAATCCAAGACAAAACAAAGGTGTCAAGGCTACCTGTGATACGCCAAGTTACCGCTTTAAGAAGGGATTTGTAATGACTATCTTCTGCCACGCTTCTTTGCAGTTCTTTTGGATTTACGAAATGCTGCTTCAGTGGGTGCGCCTTTGCTTCCAGGCTTTCTCATGTGTTCGCCTGAGCCTTTACGGATGCGCTCACGCTTTTTATGGATATTGGCATAAAGTCCAGGTTTCATCTGCACCCCCAACGCCTTCTAGCAGCCTTGCCACGCTCACCTTTCCAGTGTTTGGATCTAGCGCAGAATGAACGATGCCGACTGCCTGATTTTTGGGGTGCTTTTAGCTTTGATCCTGTGGCTCTGTTATATTTGGCACGCCCTTTCGCAGTCAAACCCCCGCCCTGGGAAACGGAGAGCTTCTCGCCACGACCAACGGAAAGATTAGTGTTTTTAGGCATTATTGTGGAGCGTTACCGCCAACACCAAAGCTAGTGCCAGCAGGTGATTGAGTAAATCCAGTTTGCCCTGGCTTAGTATGATCGTGTGTCCAAGGGCTTTCATTCAATGGTCCATAGCAACTAGCCAAGGTTACACCATTGACCTTTTCAGGCTGAATCTGGCACAAGTATGACCACATATTGCTAATCTGAGTTTGTGGAGTAGTGCCAATTGCAAATGAACGGAAGGCTGCGGGCTGATTAGACCAATCAGGTGCTTGTGGATAGCTTGATTGTTGGCTAAACAATGACCATACAGTACCAGGCTTGGCATCACAAGAACCATTCATCAAATCAAGGTCAGCAATAGAATCACCAGTTAATACTGGGCAAGTTGCTACGCCTTCTTGAAAGATTTTATTGCCAATAATCATGGTATTGCCTGTAGGTTGTGCGCCACTAGCAGCACATAAAGCGTATTGACCATGACAGATGCCTAAAGTATGAGCAACAGAACAGCCAGCCATCAGAATACCTGCCATAAAAATCAAAAATTTTTTCATGCCATGTCCTTTAAAAAGAGTAATTCTTCTGCTTGTCTGCGTTTGAGCAATCCAGCCATGTGATGACCAGCAGCCATATCCCATTTTAAAAATTCTTGTGCAGCGCCCTCAAAATCACCTGCATTTAATTTTTTAAGCAAAGTAGAGTTGTTTAGATTGCCACATCCGCAGTTAAAAGCAAAGTCCACAAGAGCATCAAACTCCTCTTGGCTTACTTTAACGGTTAGCTTGGCATTAACATCTGCTTCTGCTCTTTTGACATCTTGCGCCAATAAATCTTCTGCTTGTTCTAAAGTAATGGTCATTCCTGGGTGAACATCAGGACCTGTGTGACCGTAGCCAATAGTCCAAGGATCTCCGCCAGTACCAGGATCAGGATAAGCAATTAATCTGCATCCTTCAAAGCCTTCAGTAAGGTGTAATCCGTCTTTAGAGTATTGCATTATTTAATTCCTACTTGTTCGTTTACCCATTGTTGCAATGATACTAATTGCTGGGTTGTTGCTGCACAGTCTTGGGCAACAGATATAAAGTCTTTGGTGCTTCCATCAGGGAAGGTGATGGTTTGGCTGGAGGCGGACACTGTACCGCTACTGGACTGGCGCATCCTGCCATAATAAGAATTAATGGAATCCAGCTTAGTCTTGTAATCATTAGAGATCCTTTCGGTTTGGGCTTGTTGCTCTGCTATTACTGCTTTTGTATGTTCCTCGGCTTGTTTGCCAATTGACTCTATTTGAGTTTGATAATTTTCAAAACGCAAATGCTCTACATAAAATCCGCCAAAAGCAGATATAAAAGCAATTCCAGCGTAAATGTAAAAATTAATTGGGAGAGGAAACATCGCCACCATCCTTTTGAGTGGCAGCTTTAGCGCCAATCATGACCCCCGAACCGCCAAGAACTGTTCCAAACCCCACCCCAAGTTGTGAGAAATCAATATCGTGACCATGTATAACATGAATGATAGCAATAGCCAGGAAGCCAAAAAGAGCAGCAACAGCGCAAACCCTAGCAGCACAATAGGTTTCATTATTGTCCTCAGTGAGAATGTCTTTTAGCAATTTCATTTTTTAGCGCTAATAGTGTCTTGACCTTTAGTAACGGTGACTTTATCTCCGTCAACGCTTACAGACATTGGAGGTTCTTTCTCAGCGAGATGATCTAAACGCTGAATAAGCTGTTGAATAACTTGAAATTCTGGTTTTTCTTCTTTTTCAGTAGTGCCAGCAACGCCATTCATCATGTTGATAATAGCCATTAAAGCACCGCCAGCCATACCGATTACGGCAGCAATCTTGGTAGAATCTAAGAAGATGCTTGCTCCTACTGCAATCAAAATAATTGCTGTAATGTAAGCAAGACCATGCTTTCCAATTGATTTACCAGCTACTTCCTTTGCAGTTTCAAGCTCATCCATCCTAGAATCCTTAGTTTGCAGGAGTTTCTGGGGTTGCTTCAGGCGCTGGAGTTTGCTCGATTGGCGCTGCGTCAGCAGGTAGTTCTGGGATTGGATCTGGTTCTGGCGCTGGAACAGGTGCTGGTTCTTGCTCTGGCGCTTCAGCATGAACAACAAAACGCTGTAATAACTGATGAACAGCGCTACCCATTTCAATACATTCTTTACTAACAAAAGATTCAATTTTATCTAACAAACTCATAGACCTTCTCCTGGGGTAATGTAAACGGAAGCGTTAGCTGCATCTCCAATTATTCTTGCGTAAACACTGGTAGTAGAGTTAACTTGTGGACCAGTAAAAACTTTATAAGCGTAAGGTGGGATAGCAATGACATATACAGGACCGTTATCAGGCAACGCTACATTAAAAGTGTTGGTAGGGTTGATCCAAACATAAACAGCATTATTAACATCAGCATTAGAAATAAAATACTGGTTAACAGGGCTGTCTGCTGTGATGGTATATACATTGGACTGCGTGTTGGCAGCACCGTTAACGGCTACTTTTACCGTTTTTCCCATCGGTTGAAAAGCGATATTATTAGCCATTAGTAGATACTCTTTTTACCTGCGTTGCCTGGCTTAGTAGTTTTAGAATCTTTGGTGTTTGTATTTCCATCAAAGTTAAAAACAGACATATAGCCTGAAGGAATCTTGCCAGTTAAAGTTGTGTTAATTCCGCCAGCAGAACCATCTCTAGGCAACTGAGGGCGAATAGCATGAGCAACCTGCTGATTGTATTCAGTAGGTCTTTTATGAGGTTGACCACCACTACTCCCCTGGGTTTTCGGCTTTAGGCTCATTTTTAATCCTTTCTTTTGTTTTGACTACAAGGTAGCAAAAAACTACAAATATTGCTAGTGTTGTTACTCTTTCCCACATGGGATTCCACATTGTCCAACCGCACATAATGCTTGCTGCTATTAATGCCAAAATCGTTATTAAGCGGTCTGTAATGACCCCTAATGCTAGGCGTACCAATGCTACTGCTTCCATATTTATCCCCTATGAACTTGTTAAAGATCACAGTTTAACCCTACTCATCAATATCATCAATACTGCCAAAACCACTACCCCACTCATCATCAGAAATCTTCTGCTTGAGCTTTTCAATGTTCACCATACGGTCAATCACCTTACATTTATCAGTAAGGGAAGCCGTTTCATCTGCCATAACTTCTCTAAGCAGCTT